TTCGTAGATTTCCCCTATGAGGTCACAGGGGGCGGTTGGTATAGCCCTCGCGGAGTTGCAGAAATTCTCCTCCCTGGCGAGAATCTATTAAATAAGCTCAAGAATAGTTTGAGTGATTACGTTGAGCTAGCCAACCGACCCGTCTTTGAAGCGCAGAATCCTATCTCGCTAAACACAGCGAACCTGAAGATGCAACCTGGTCAGATCCTGCCACAAGGATTAAAGCCAGTTCAGTTCAGCCAACCTCCATTCGACTTCCAGAAGTTGATGCTTGATGAGCGGTTGCTTGCCGAACAACGCATGGGCAACCCAGACTTTGGCGCAGGCTCGCAGTTCCAAGTATCAGATCGCAAGACGGCCACTGAGATACAAGCCCTGCAAGCGCAGTCAGCCGCCTCTGGCGATCTTCGCAATCGTATGTTTAGGATGGGTCTATCCCATCTCTTCAAGCAGTGCTGGTCGCTCTACACGCAGTACAACAAGAAAGACTTGATGTATCGGTATGCGGAGGAAACTGGTTCGATGCCACCAGACGGCATCCATGATGAGTACTCCATTGAACCAAAGGGTGGGTTAGACTTTATCAACCGCCAGTTTGCGTTGCAGAAATCAGTTAGCCGTATGGCCATGTTCCAAAATAATCCTTTCATCAACCAGGGAGAACTGGTTAAATCAGTCCTTGAACAAGACGATCCCTCGCTGGTCCGCAGGCTCTACCAAGATCCTAACGCTGCCTCTGGGGATCAAGCTGAAGATCAAGCGACTGAAATTGCGACCATGCTCACCACAGGCTTCCCTGTCGCTATCAAGCCTTCGGACGATCACAAGGCGCACATATCGGTTCTCTTCGCGTTTAACCAAGCTGCTCAACAGCGGCAACAGCAGGTCGATCAGAGTGCAATGCAAGTTCTGATGGCACACTTACAACAGCATTTAGCAGCGTTGGAGAAGATTGATCCCAACACATCCCGCGCAATTCAGAAACAGCTTCGAGATGCAGGCAAGGCTCAAGTGCAACAACAGGGGCAACAACTGCCACCTGAAGCGATGCAAGGCCAAACACCAGCACCGATGCCTGCTTGAGAGTACCAGTAATGCGAGATGCCTTCCAAGCGGAAGGCTTAACAAAACTTTGTGAGTGGGCGAATGAGGCGGGTGCGAATAATAAGGCGGTTGAGATTGGGTCTTACAGCGGGGAAGGTACAGTGGTTATTGCTAAACATTTCAAGGAGGTTATGGCGGTTGATCCCTGGATGAATGGGTATGACATTAACGATGTGGCAAGCCAGCAATGCCCGATGAAGTTTGTCTTCGAGGCTTTCAAAGAACGTACCACTCCACTTGGCAATGTTTTACACAGCAGAAGTAAAAGCCTAGATGCTTTGCAGTTCTTTAGGGATGACGAGCTAGACTTTATCTACATAGACGGAGACCATCGCTACGAAGGCGTGCTTGCAGACTTGACTAACTGGAAGCCCAAGCTTAGGGCTGGCGGGATAATGGCTGGACATGATTGGAGCTTTAAGACTGTCCAAAAGGCTTTGGTAGAGGTATTTAAGGATAAGGAAGCAGTTCTATTTCAAGGTGATTCATGGGGTATAAAGCTATGAGAAAATTAAAAGCAGCATTAGCGTTCATACGCGACCAAGAATGGATCAACGAACCTAAGTGGGAAGATGAGGACGAGAAGGCGTGGACAGGCTTCCTATCCACACCTACTGGCAAGAAGCTTAGTCTTATACTTTTGAACCTAACCCTACGCCAGAACGCATCCGCAGTAATGAAAAAGCATGATGTACTTGCAGATGCGTGTGGTTATGCTAAAGGATTCAGAGGGTGTGTTGCGACCTTAGAATCGCTCGCATCTCAAAAACTTAACTCCGCCGTCCCAGGCTATGGGGATGGATCGGATGAACCAGTAGCCGAATAACCTTTAGGTAGATTGACTCCCTACCGACAAGTGTAAAGAAAGGGTCAAAATGGCAGATTCAACGGAAGTTACTGAACTGGATATGTTGAAACTAGCGGCAGCAGCCGATGCAGGATTGGAAACAATCCCAAAGGATGAGCCGAAAGTGGAAGCAGAAACAGAGGTCGCTTCAAGCGGAGATACCGAGCAGAAACCCGCGCCTGCTGGAGAAGCCGAAACAAACAAACTAGGAACCTCGGATGAGGTTCCAGCCTCTAAGGAGAAATCCGAAGAAGCAAAAAGTTCTTTAACAACGCAACCTTCAGAAGACAACTCGGAATCGGCTTCCGAACAAAAGAAGCCTACCCGATATGAGAAGGCAAAGAGCAGACTCGAAAAAGAGTGGGATGATGTTAGAGAGGAAAAAGCAAGACTCAAATCAGAGCGTGAATCAATCGAACAGGCCAAAGCCCAACGAGAGACTTCGCAATCTGGTTCTGAGGTGCAGAAAACTGGAAACCGCCGCTTTACTGCGGAGGATTACAGGGAAGCGGCAAAAAGCTATCGTGACGAAGGCCGCGATGATCTTGCAAAACTCGCAGAACAAAAGTCCACTGAAATCGAATCTGAGGATCGCAAAGAGGTTGAGCAGAAAACTCAAGCTGAATTAAAATCAGCATGGGATAAAAACCTACTTGATGAAGTAGATTCTAACCCAGACCTTAAAGATTCTAAAAGCCAACTCTACAAAGCAGTATCTGAGATGCTACAAAACCACGCCATCCTTCGCAATTACCCAGCGGGGATCAAGGATGCGGTTGGCATAGCAAAGGTAAAGCTTCAGGCGGAGACCGCTTCCGAGTTGAAGAAGAAGGTTGCAGAGTATGAGTCAGAATTGGCTCAACTCAGAAAAGCGACTACACCTGGTTCTGGACAACCTACAGGTCCAGCCAAGACTAAAGCTTTTCACGAACTCTCACTAGATGAGCAAGAACGTGAATTGATTAAGATGGCTGGCGAGGTTGACAGAAACAATTAGTCACAACCAAAAAAGGTAATTAAATTATATGGTAACTACAGGATCAGTCTCGGCTACAAATAATGTTAGCCAACAGTTCCAACAGTACTTCTCGAAAGCACTGTTGGCGCGTGCAATCCCATTGCTCCAGATGGAGCAATTTGCACAGAAAACCCCCTACCCAACGAAAACGGGTGGCAACAAAACGATTCGGTTCTTCCGCTTCGGTGATCCCAGCATCTCTGCGATCTCCGCTCTTTCGGAAGGAACGACTCTTACCTCTGGTGATGAACGTGATCTCACGTTAAGCACAGTTGAGGCAACGCTTCAACAGTACGGAAGCAAAATCGTCCTAACCGATGTTTTGCTTGCAACCGAACTGTTCTCGCATTTGGCTCAAGCCACCATGCAACTCGGCGAAGATGCCGCCCTCCACGCTGACACACTCTGTCACCGCGCGTTGGTGCAGGATTCCTCGACCAGCACTGGTACTGGTGTAGCCACCAAATCGTATAACCGTTATGCTCAGAACAGCACTAACGGAACGACCTGGGCTACTGGCTCGGTCGCCAACAGCGCAATGACCGCCACCGACTTGCTCGATGGTGCGACTTCGTTGTTCATCGCTCGCGCTCCTAAAATCAAGGACGGATACGCTCTCGTAGCGCACCCTGCCGTGATTCGGGATCTCCAGCAGGATGATGATTGGTTGAAGGTTTCGAGCTACTCGAATCCTGAAGCAATCTTCAAAGGTGAAATTGGAAAGTTGTTTGGCGTGTCGGTCGTTTCTTCGACCAACGTCCAGACCTTCAACACCTCTGCCTCTGGTATTGCCGAACTCAGCGTGGGAACAACTGGTGTTAATACTGGTTATGCCAACATCCTCCTCGGTGGTGGTGCATTTGGTGTTCCCAACTTGTCTGGCATTGCAGGCTCTGGCTCGCCCTTCTCCCCGAAGGTCACGATCCTTGATGCAGCCGACAAATCTGATCCTTACGGACAGCGCGTTGTTGCGTCCTTTAAGACGTTCTACGCGGCCAAGCAACTCGATACTCGGTTCTTCCGAGTTATCGTTGCAAAGTCTAACTATAGCTGATAATTAAATGGGAACCCTAGTAATCGCTATGGGACCTAGGAAAGCTGGGGAGGGCAAAACCTCCCCAGCCTCTTCCTCATCTGAAAAACCAATGGAAAAAATGACAAAATCTGGAATGGTAATGCTCCCTGTCTCCAAGTTCGAGATGAACGATGGTGGCGAGAATGTTGCCCCTGAGGTTGGCGATTCTGTTGAGCTTTCTGGGACGATTGACATGATCAAAAATGGCGTAGCACACGTTATGGTGGAACACGCCGTTAGTGAAAATGCTCCTAATGACAAATCGGAAGATATGTCTGAGGGTGAAAATTCGTCTTCGGAAGAAGAAAAGATGATAAAGATGGCCGAGGAATCTGATAAGGAAAACTATAGCTAATGCCTATTTACGAGTACGAGGACACCAGAAATGGAAAAGTTGTCGAACTCGAAAAGACAGTAGCTGAAAGGGATAAAGTCCCTCGTTACCTTAAAAGATTCACAGTACCTAGAAAATTGACCCTAGTGGGTGTTGGCGAACCCCTCGACAACCCGCTGGGAGTTAATGAAACAAATTTAATGAAGGGGTACTACCGCCAAGAACAAAAGCTTGGCAGTGGATTTAAAAGCAAGTACACGCCAGATAGTATCAAACGTGCTACTTTAAGGAGAAAATAATATGGCTACTGAGTTTATGCGGAATACTCGCAAGGCTAAGAACAAGGCGTTACGCTTTGATTCTGCTAGTTTTGCTAACGTGTTTGAGATTACGGCAAGTTCCAGCGGTGGCACAGTTAACACTGTTGCTACTTCCCCTGCGTCCTTGAATGTGACTCTTAACGGCACTTCGTACAGAATTGCCCTTCACACCTAATGTCCCGCGCATTAGATAAGTTTCAGGGTCAATACGGATTTTCCGTAGGGACATCTGGAACAGCTACTGCTGGCTATTGGGCCATTCAGATGCTTACAGATACTACCTTCAGCACAATTGCTGGTAGGTTTGATGGTACTCTGACAGGCGTTACGATTGGCGCAGGCAACATCATTTACGGCGAGTTCAACAGCTATACGGCTGGAACTGGCAGTGTGATTGGCTACATAGCTGGTTAGCAATCAATCCGCCAAAGGTTCTACCCCTTAGCGGTGATTGCACTTTAATTATATGCCACAACTGGTTCTTGGCTTAGGCGCACAGATTAAAGGATCAAATTCATTTGATCCAGATGCGTTGAGATATTTTGCTACTGCTGGCGTTACAGGCGCTACTGGCAGGTCACAGATCAATACCTTTGTTAGAGGTATAAAGAGTTTAGGTCTTTATAACAATATGGTCTGTTGGCCGCTACGTTCTACGCAGAATGCTGGCACGGGAGTAACGGCGTATAGTTTGGGAGGGTTTGGGGTTTATAATGGTACTCTAACTAACGGGCCTACTTGGGGAACTGGTGGAATTACTTTTGATGGTACGAATGATTATATTTTAACAACATTTACAACTGGTCTTTCTGAGTTTACTGCATTTTCTGCTGCAACCCCAGAGAGTAAATTAAGTCTTCAACTTGAAATGGCAAAAGACAAAGACGCAACTGCAAGAGATTGGGGAATTTTTACATGGAATGGTGGCCTTCAAAGATCGTATGTATTTAATCCAACTTCAACACTGATAAATGGTCCAGCACATCAAACTACAATTAGATCGCTGTGTCTGCGCGCAAGCTCGTCTGTTAATAAACTAAGGCGCAACAATGAATCAGATTTTACTGGAGCAGTGGGTACGCTTACGCAATCAACAGCCGCTGTTGGAATAGCATCATCCTCTATAGGAGAAAGGTCTTGGTTTCAGGGAACAATTTCAGCCTCTATCCTTTTCAACACCGCCCTATCTGACGCAAACACATCCTCCGTTTACACTCTCTACTCAACAACCCTCGGCTCTGGTCTTGGTTTACCATAATGCAAGAACAAACCATCGCAATAAACTCGAACCCAGTTAGCCAAGAATTGGTTGAGCTGTTTAAGGCAACAAACTTCCAGCATTGGGATGATACTGAGCATACGAGGACTAGGGATGGGGTGTATGGTCAAACCATAACTCCAACTCCAATTAAACAAGGTCAAGAACCCGCTGAAGGCGAAGAGGACACTAGGGAAACTATCGGCTGGAAGTTTAGCTGTATTGTCCCAGAAAACTTCGTTGCACCAGAAGGTGTTACAATCCAGTAGATATGAATGACTTGTGAATATAGGTCATTGTGTTAAAATAAGGAAATAATTTATGGGAAGACAATGGAATAAAATCATTGAAGACATTGAGGCAATCTCAAGTGGCACTTCTGTAATCAATGTAAATCTAGGTGACATCGAAGCGTTATTGACCACGCTCCAAGCGGATGTTGCCAACGGCGTGTTGACGGCTCCGAGTACTAGTGGTGGAACAGGACCATCTACATTCACATCTACAAGCTACGGAACTCTTGCTACTGCCAATAGCAATAGGTTTGGTTTAGAGATATACAACGAAGGCCCTGGTAATCTTCACGTTACCCTTGGCACAGGAACTACCAGCACCACATCCTATACAGTGCGTCTTAGTAGCGGTGATCTATTCGAGATGCCAGTAACCTATACTGGTCTTGTTGGTGGGATATTCGCAACCGCTGGAACGGCTTACGTCACAAGTCTCACCTAGGATTAGGCGATGCCTATCTTTAGATCGCCTCTTGCTAATGCTCTTGGAACAGCACCAGACGCAGACGCTTCTATTTACATCGCTTCCGCTGGCGTAACAAAACTAGAACAGCAAATTGGAATCAATAAACTTGTTGCATATCTAAAGGCAGAGAGTCTTTGGACTACGCTCGGCGGTGGCTTCTTGTTTGGTAACGATGTCCAAAAAAGCACTGGCACTACCCTTATTGATTTGAAGGCTGGGGCATCCGCTACACTTACTGGTGGAGCGCATGGGCAAAGCGGAATTTTACTAACAGGAGCAAACGCCGATCAAATAAGCTTTGGAGCTAGGACATTTACCTTAAATTATATGCCATCAGTTTATTTGCTTTTTGCGTCATATCTTAAAACAGGAAGCGCAACCAGTAGCAGAATAAACTTTGGACCGCTTTCATCTGGATCAAGCTACCGAGGATTTCAACCGCACACGCACAATCAATTATCAAATACGCTAGTACATCTTCAGACATATCGTGGTGATGGGAATAGATATTTAGGGTCAGACAGTCTTACCGCCGCAGCATTAAACGGAAATTTCGTTGGGGCTGCCTTTTCATCCTCTAATCAGCTAATTATTGGCGGGCAAAACGCACAAGCAAACAGTAGCACTTCAAGCGTAGCAACAACGATGACCTTTGCCGCTGGAGCAACTTGGTTGCTTGGCCCATTTGAAAACGCATCTACAACTAGCACAGAAATAACCATCGCCTCAGCGTGTTTATTTTGGGATTCAAACATTACAATTACACAACGGCAAACCAGCGACATCGACTCACTAATCCGAACCTTTGCCCTCTAATGCCCCTCCTCCTCCTCACCCTCTGCCTATGCTCATGTTCCCCACGGCAACATGACCAGCGGGACATGAACCCACTTCCCAGATACAGCGACATGGGAGCCGCCGAGGATGCAGGCCGTACCCCCGCTTTTAGCCCCAGCCAACCAGAATCGAGGGGGGTCAAATGAATCTACACATCATATATTCATCCAGACTTACATATGGAACCGAAACTCTGCCATATTCAGCCAGCCTGTAATATGAACCACAATACATATAGAAAAGCGCAATCTGTTGTCATGTCTAAAAGAACGTGCAAAGAAAAGCCTTCTAATTTGCAAAACAAGTCAAAACCACTTGCCACACATATAGATAAAAGCCGTTCCGTTATCACGACTTTCCCTATATGCAAAGAAAAACGGGAAAATTTGAAATACGAAAAATCCGCAAAGAAGGTCAGCCCAGACGGACTAGATTTCCCCGACAACTTCATGGCGGTTATGGGGTGGCGTAGGGTCAAACCTTGAATAACTACTTTCCTTATTAAACATGAAAACCATAGGCACATGGCTGATCAATTTGAGCTTGCGTTTGATAATGACGCGAGCCGAGTACATTTGCTTCAAGGAGGCGATGAAGTTTGCTGTAGAGAACAACAACATGGTCAAAGAAACAAAGTATGTAGGCAAGGTGAAGCACCTCTTGTCGGTCAACCGATCAATCAAGCGGATTGTGGACGATGGCAGGGATCGGGACGAAGTGACGGATGCAGTTGTCCATCTTGCAGTTGCACTAAGATACTTGGAGGGTAGGGGTCGTGAGTCTTGATGAAGTTGCGGATCTGCGCGATAGGGTGTCTAACGTGTCAGAGCGTTTGGTGCGAATGGAAGAACGCCAGATGACCTTGTATTCCATGATCGAAAGGTCACTTGCTTTTCATGGGGATGTTGCTAATAGATTAGGTGCGCTTGAGACCTTAAAGACGAAGGTTTTGGCTGTAGCTGGAGTCGTTGGGCTGGCCTGCTCAATGGGCTGGGATGTACTTAAAAACCGATTTAACGGATAGGAGATAAAATGCCAACACTTGGAACGCAGAACATTTCGACTAGCTACCCGCAGTTGCTCAAGACCCTAGGTCTGGGCGGGGTAGATGGCACGCTACAAGCCATCACAGACGGAGACAACACCTCCTCTGCCCTAGAGCTATCCACCGCAGGCGTGCGGTCAACTGGCACGCTTAATGCGGTTGGGGCTACTACCCTGGCTTCTAGCCTAGCAGTCACAGGCGCGGCTACCTTTAGCTCTAGCGTAGCCATCTCAAACGGAACAGCAACAATTGGTACTCTTTCAAATAGCGCAGCTACTATCTCTACTGCCACTATCTCCACAGCAACGATCCCACTTCAGCTTGGGGCGATTACATTTGGTTCTAGTATCACAGCGTCAACTGGAACGGCTACAATTGGAACTCTTTCAGCAGGCACAGCAACCATTTCTACGGCAACAATACCAACCATTATTGGTGCAGTTACATTTGGTTCTAATATAACAGCGTCAACTGGAACGGCTACGATTGGTACTGAGTCAGTAAACGTATCAACGATTGGCACACTTGGAATAACGGGATTCCTGAAGTTTGGTGCATCTGGACCAAAACTTACTGCTGTTAGCTTTGGAACGGCAGCGTTTACCTCTGCCACAGTTAGCGCACACAATACACTAGACGCTACAACTGGAACCTTTACTCTAACTGGCGCGGCACTTGGCGATATTGTTTTTGGATCGCTTAACTCCCTAGGCTCTGCTACTGGAACAGTTAATATTGGATTGTCGCTATACCCACAAACAACAGATGTTGTTCGTTACTCAATTCAGAACCAAGGCGCAACCGCTGGGACAATTCCCGCTGGCATCTTCTTCGCAACCGCAATGAGGTTTACGACTTAATATGGCTAAATTCAATACAGGACAATCCTTCGCTGATGGCGATACAGTAACAGGAGCCAAGCTAAATAACATCACCAGCCAGCTAAACATCTATACAGGTGTTATCTCCGAGCAAACGGCGATGGCTGCAACTGTCAGCACGGCAGACCAGCTTCTCATTGCAGATACAGATAACGGAGATAGTGGTGCAGCCAATCGTGTTACAGTTCAGAAATTGTTAAACGATACGCTGACCAATGGTACTTATACTAATGCCAATCTTTCTGGCACGATTACTTGCAACCGCACTGTTGCTACCAGCGCGACTATTACTACTGGAACAATTCCTAATTTTACCGCTGGAACGACTACATCAACAGCGGCAACGATTACCAACGGAACGATTGCAACGGCATTGATCCCTGCGCTTACCGCTGGCACTACAACTGGTACAGCAGGCATCTTTACTGCTGGAACGATTACTACGCTGAACAGCACAATCGGAACGATTGGTACGCTAAACAGCACCACTGGGACGATTGGTAATTTCACAACGACTCTTACTGGTGATTTAACAATCAGCACTGGATCGGCCACAGTTGGAACTAGGGTCGCTGTTCTTAATACTGCCCAGCAGTACAGCCGAGCGCACAACTTCGCGGCCACAGCGTTGACGATTACAAGCGGAACTGTTCCTTGGAATCTGGCAGAAAACCAAGTTGCCACGCTGACTGTGACAACTAACTCGACAATGAACACGCCTACCAGCCCACAGGCTGGTTGCACTTATGTGATGATTGTCACGCAAGGTACTGGCGGGAGCAACACTCTTTCGTTTAGCACGGCGTATAAATTCCCTGGAGGGACAGCTCCAGTTCTTTCTACTGGATCAGCACAAGTTGACGTTGTTTCATTTGTAAGCAACGGAACTGTCCTTTTCGGAGTAGCAAGCCAGAACTTCTCGTAATTCACCATGCCCTGGCCTGTCCATCCAAACGGCCTGCTTGGAGAGCAAGGCGATAATGATGCCTACCAAGTACCAAGAAGTTTGCGGTTTAACGGAACTAGCAAATACCTTAGCCGAACTTTTTCAGCAAGTAATCGTAAGACTTGGACTTGGAGCGGATGGGTTAAGAGATCGTCAATATCATCTGCAAACAATCAAACTATTTTCGGAGCTTCAGCGGCATCCCCAACAGATAATACAAATCTATTTAACATTCAGTTCACTACCGCAGACACCTTATCACTTAGCGGCGGAGCTTCCGAGGTGCTTGCAACATCTCAACTTTTTAGAGATACCTCAGCTTGGTATCACATAGTTGTTGCTTTCGATACAACTCAATTAACTCCTTCAAATCGGATTAAAATGTATGTAAACGGATCGCAAGTCACATCACTTTCCACTTCAACTTATGTGATCCAAGATTTTCAGACAGCCATAAATAGCGCAGTGCAACACGACATAGGCGGATTACTTCCCTTTGCTGGAAGATATTTTGACGGATATATTACTGAAGTTAATTTTATTGATGGCACACAATTAACCCAATCCTCCTTCGGCGAAACCGATGCAATCACAGGACGATGGAAAGCAAAGGCGTACAAAGGAACGTATGGTACGAATGGTTTTTATCTGAACTTTGCAGATAATAGCGGAACTACCTTAACCGAACTTGGCGAAGATTTGAGCGGGAATGGCAACAACTGGACTCCAAACAACTTTTCCGTCACAGCAGGGGTAGGCAACGATAGCCTTGTAGATTCACCGACTAATTATGGGACGGATAGTTACAACACAACAGTTGATAATGCAAGAGGTAATTACAATACATTTAACTTACTTAGCAAAGTAACCACGGCAGCCCTAACAAATGGTAATCTTGATGCTGGTGCATCTGGGATAGCAATTGGATCTATTGGAATGACATCTGGAAAATGGTATTGGGAAGTAACAAGCACTGGAGGAGCAACTGCTGTTGGAATGTACAGCGCATCAGCAACTTCAACCAGAAGTGTAGCTATCGGAGTAACTGAAGGATTTAGATTTGATGCTTCTGCTGGAACATTAGATTATACAACAAATGGATCAACATTTACAAGCATAGCAACTGGACTTACTTCTATTCCTTATTTTATTTATGTAAGCACTGCTGCAGCCACAACTGCAAGTCTTAACTGTGGTCAAAGATTGTTTGCATATACTATGCCATCTGGATACAAGGCTCTCTGCACAACCAACCTTCCCATTCCAACAATTAAGAAGCCGAGTAGTTATTTTGATGTTCTTGCATACACAGGAACAGGGGTATCTAACTCAATCTCTAGCCTTGGATTTAGTCCAGACTTGGTATGGATTAAGAATCGAGGAGGAGCCGCAAGCCATGCTATTTACGATACAACTAGGGGGACGCAAGCACAGCTTTCTAGCGACACAACTGGAGATCAAGTAACAAGCTCAAGCGGACTCACTACGTTTGGTTCTAATGGATTCACAATATCAACAAGCACTCTTGTGAATACCAGTGGGACACAGTATGTGGCTTGGTCTTGGGATCAATCCACGCAAGATGGATTTACAATTTCAACATATACTGGCAACGGAACAAATAGAACTATTGCACACACATTAGGCGTTGCCCCCAAGATGCTTATTGTTAAAGCTAGGACAACTGCTGGAGCGGATCAAGGCTGGTCCGTGTGGCATACATCTATTGCCAATACTTCCTATCTTCAATTAAATTCAACAGCAGCAACAGCTACTGGAGCAGACTATTGGAATTCCACAAGCCCAACATCCAGCGTGTTTTCAGTTGGAACAAATGTGGCTGTTAATGCAAGTGCAGATACATACATTGCGTATTCATTTGCTGAGGTAGATGGATTTAGCAAGATTGGATCATACACTGGAAATGCGGCGGCTGATGGAGCGTTTGTGTATTGTGGATTTTTGCCTTCATTTATACTAATTAAATCAAGCACAGCAATAGATTCTTGGTTAATTTATGACAACAAAAGAAACACATTTAATGTTGCATCAACAAACCTTGTCCCGAATACTACTGCGGCAGATGCTACAATAAGCGGAATTGATTTTATTTCAAATGGATTCAAATTAAGAACAATAACAACTACACCAAACGCTGCACAAACATACATTTTCATGGCTTTTGCCGAATCACCCCTCAAATACGCAAGAGCAAGATAGGAGACTATATGTGGATTACATCAAACAATAACATCATCCGTCAACCCGAAGGCATTCGCATTGGTGATGTCAACCACCCTGCCAGCATCTTCTGGTGCTGGAGCAAGGGGCAACTTGCTGAAGCAGGCATTAAGCCTTATACTCCTGCGAGTAATCGCGAAGGCTATCGTGTTACTGGGGCCTACACAGAGGAGATTGATGGTGAAATTTTTGAAAGATTTAACCTGGAGCTTATAAATGACCCTAACTGAAATCGCCCAATACGCAGGCGAGAAGATTGGCAAGACTGATGCCGATACGCTTACCTTCTTGCAGAAGTCAGCCAGCCTT